TCCCTGCTGGCTCCATGGGGGATTTTCTTGTTGTAGCGTTATATAAGAGGTTTTTGTTGTTATTACTACCTATGTCAAAGGTAGTAACGTAATCCTTGCCTCTGTATCGCACAGGTACTTCATTGTATGAGAATCCATCATTAGCAAAACCATGCTCTTTAGTATCTATATTACTGTCTATTTGTTTTGACTTTTCTATTGCTTCCTGGATTTTAGGAGCAAGCCTCTGCTGAACATTAAACATCTCGCTAGGTGTTTTTTGAGACGTTGCAGTCATTTTTCTATTACCGTTGCGACTCAACTCCACGTCCATCCCATCGCTTGTTCGGTACGGATTGCCAGTTCGCGCCTTCTGTAAATCACCAAAAGCTGCTTGACTGAGACGTTTTCTCGTATCCCCAGTTATGCCGCCCACAACTTCAGCGGCGTTGTATTTCATTTGGCTTGGAGATAGTCTGTTAATCCCAACACCATTCTCTCCATAGGGATTAATCCTATTTCCTACCATTCCCTTTACACCATTTACAGCACGACCAGCACCGTGCATCATACCACCTCCGAGAGCGCCAAACGCCCCAGATTGGAAGTAAGTATTTTTATCGGTGTTTATATTACCGTCGTCCGCTAGGTCTTGTGCAAACGTCTGTGTAACTTCTTCCGCACCTTCTTTAAGTGAGTCCTTAACTAGGTTTTTTGTACCATTTAATACAGTACGTCCTATACCTTGTTTGACGGCTTGTTTTGTCCCTGCTTTGCCTAGACCAGCAAGGCTGCGTAGAAGTGTACCTGAACCGCCAAATCCTAATCCACCTACTGAAATACCTGCATCCAGCCCTTTACCGAATCTCTGGACACCGTTTAATTCTTTTACTTTGCCATTCTCATCCGCCTCTATACCTGTAACCGCGTTTGCTACTTTGTTTGGAGTTTCTGCTAGACCTTGAACCATACCGCCAGGTATTTTAGCCGCGAATCGTAAATAATCTCCTGGATCGCTCCATTGGAATCCTTTTTCTTTGTCTGAAGAATCAATCCAGTTGTTAAACTTGTTAATGTTATCTGTGATAGGTTTTTCTACTGTCTGTTTGAAGTTTTGCTGTTGTTTTGCACCGAATAGACCATGCTCACCAAATGGATTCAAGTAATCAAAATATGTAGGTTTTTTAGGTGTAATTATAGGTTTGTTTACTAAGTTTTGAGTTTGGATTTGCTTGTTTTCTTTGTTTACCCAATCTTGTTGTCCTTGAGGGGTTAATACCTTAGGGGCATCATTTATGGTCTTCTGAGGGATTTCTGGCTTAATCTCAGGAACAACAGGCTTAGTGAATTGATTTGCCGTTGGAACTGTATTTACTTTAGGTACTGTATCTGTTTTAGGAGTTTCTTGTTTTTGTTGAAAAAGTCCTTGAGTAGGAGATGGACTACCAAAACTAGGCGCCTTGTTTAAGTTGTTTAAGACAGGATCCTGCTTAAAAGTAACTGCTGGCTTATTCTGAGGTTGCGCTTGAACTTGTTGTTCTTTACGTCGTTTTTCCTCATCACTAACCCAGCCTTTACCGCTGAAAAAGTTACCTACTCTTTGAAAAAAATCCATCTCCTAATACTCCCTACATTAATTCTTGCTTTTTCTTTTTCTCTTCATCGCTTAAGATTGGGCGCAAGTTTGGTGAAATCTCATCATTTACACCACCAATCTCTGAATTATCCTTGACTGTAACGTCCTTAGGGTCGTATGTCGCAAGGTCTGGTGCTTTCCAGTCCACTTTTTGGATAGGAATACTGCGATCACGTCCTAATTCGTCAACTTCTGTGCCCAAACGGTTGATTTGGTCGCGTGTACCTTGCTGGCTTGCAATAGCAGCTGCCATACTTGAGCCATTTGCCGTCTGTTTGCCTACGTTAGCGCTTCTAATGCGATCTAACAGTTCAGCACGGGATTGTGCTACTTTTTGCTTCACACTGTTCACACGGTTGTCATACTCGCTCTGAATGTCGTTCTTGTTCTTGTCGTAAGCATTCTTCACTGCGAAGTAATTGATGTCCATGTCTCGGCGGTTCTTAGCGTATGCGTCCTGAGCCTCACCTTGCTGTTTTGAAGCGGCTTTAGCTATCTCATAAGGTGCTAAGACGTTTGCAAATGAGCTATCTCCTGCTCCACCTGACGCCAAAATACCCTTAGCTGAGCGAACCTTAGTTGCTGTATCGCTTTCAATTTGGTCTCGGGTCTTTTTGATGTTGTCGATAGCGTCTTTGGTGTTCATGTTGTAACGACCAGTTGACTCATTAAAGCTGTTTTCGTTTTCTTGCCATGCACGGTCTTTAGCTTTTCCAGCATTAGCAATACCAACGGCTTCCTGTCCACCTAGACGGTTAATAGCTGAGTTTGCTTGGTTAATCTCGTCATCGTATTTAGCGATAGCATCTGCCTTGTTTCTAGCTTCTTGAGCAGCGAATGGGTTGAAGCCTCCGCCGCCGCCGTAGTAACCACCGCCACCGTCGCCAGAGTCTTCTTGGTGATTGCTTGCTTGACCACCTTTCCAACTGTTATACGAGCTAACCCACCATGGAAGAATATTTCGATTAAGGGCTGATGCAGTATAGCCGTTTGATGTTTGCTCACGAGTCCCCATTCCTAAGAACCCACCGCGCTGACCCATTAAGAAGTTCCCGTCCAATTTACCATCGTCACCTACCTTGTTTAGTAGGGCTTGTGCCTCTGCACGTTTAGCAGCTGACGGGTGATTGTTAGCATGGTACTGAAGGTATTGACGGAGTGATTCATTTCCTTGCATAAAAAAATCTCCTTATTTTGTTATAAGGAGAGAGACTTAGTAGAAGATGTTATTTAAGGTTGACAGAAGTGCTGAACTACGACACCGTTCTTTACGCCAATGCCTGTTTTTGTATACTTAGGGTTCTGTATGGCTTTACGATGAGGTTCTGAGTTCATCCAAGCAGTAAAGGACGCTTGGCTCGTGCTTTCGTTGTCTCCGTCTTTGCCCCATGTTAGGTTCTCACCACTATGCGTACATTTAGCCTGCTGGTATATGAGATGACGCATCTCTTGTGTGTACATATTGCCTAGTTCGGGTATATTGTGCTGTCTATAACCTTTAGCTTCCATATCGTTTGCTTTAAGCTGAGCTGATTTCTGTATGTTTTCGTCCATCACTAAGGGTGCTACACCAATCCTTGCACGCTCTTGATTTACTAGTTCTAGGATTTCTTGAGGATCAGCAGGACCCATTTCGTATTTAGTGAGTCCTTTATTGTAGGCTTGTCCTTCGGTCGCCTTAGCAGTTAGGTAGTCTTCTCTAGCCTTCCACCATACACCAGCACCTACTATAAGTGCTAAAACAACTGTGATGACTATAACCTTTTTCATGCTTACACGTTAGCATAACAGAGATAATTTGTCAAGATGTAGTTTAATATAACCACTGACTCACACCGCCGTGATGCGAACAAGTTCCCCTTCCAGTTGAATATGACCGCGTACCATCCCGACAGATTGCACCACCTCTTCCTTGTTGAGATTCCATATACTCCGCGTATTCATCGTTATAGTCTGGTTCCCCCTCGTCCATGGCTTCTTTACAGTTATCATTGTATATACAATCATATGCAGCTTTAGAAGTCGGCGTATATCTGACAACCTGATTGACTGGCTGTTTTACGACGGTTTCTTTGTTAGGATATCCAGACTTTGAGGCTTTACAGACTTGTTTTGAACCAACCTGACCTACAGTTTCTATACGACTTGTTTCGTACTGAGATTTACCCTTGTCTATGTTGACAGTGTCGTAATTTATAGTTTCTACCGTGCAAGGCTTGTAGTAAACTGGTGCGAAGTAGTCGTATATCTGTTGCCAGTATACAAGACTAAATATACCTATCCAAAATGCTGGTAATATTAAATATCCGCCAATTTCCGCCCAATCTATGTTTTTGATCCACTGTTTCATCTATCTTCTCCCACAAGATTAAATGATTTGCCATCATTATAGCACCATAGAGCGATCCATAACACACTCTACTAAGTCTCTCTCCAAATTGTTAATCTTCGACCTCTCATTTATCGCGGAGAGGCAAAACGCGGAGAAGGGGCGAGTTTCCCCGCCCCGAATTGCTAGGCATTCTTCAGAACTTGAATAGCACCCTTTTTCTTGTTGAATACGAATGCTTCGTACACAACGCGACCAGCTACATAGTAACCGCTAGCTTCTGGACCAAATTCACCCTGCTTGTATTCAGACAAGTATTTTGGAGCTGCTGCTGCGTCTTCGTGAGTCAAAACGATAGTCGTCTTGGTTGGCATGTAGTCATCTGGAACTTCGATAATCATACAACCATCAATCTCACCGTAGTTACCATCACGACGGCTCTTGGCAGTCATTTCGCTAGCTGGGGTGAAGTTATCGTCCTGCTTCAATAGTGAGTATGCACTTGCAGCTACGAACGCAACACGACCCTTGTGAGGTACTCTAGCGTTTGTCTGAGCAGTAGTCATAGTCATAAATGTTTCATAAGCATTTGCCTTAGTAATGGTCAAAGTCTTAACTGCTGTAGTCTCAGCTGCTTTTGCCAATGCGTCAATGTTGTATTTATCCATTGTTGGGTAAATAGACTCTTCTAGAGTTGCACGCATGACTTCTTTGGTATCGAGTGAGCCATCGCGTGAGAACTTAGCGTCAGCCTTATCGATTTGCTGTGAGAAGGCTTTGTCCTGAGAAGCTGTAATAACTTGTTCTTTATTGCCAGCTGCTGAGTACTTGTAGCCGAATGAACCAACGCCCTGACCGCTAGCATTCTTATTTGTAGAATAGTCATACAGAGAAGCTGCGTCTGTGCTGTATACCTTAAATGATTTAGTAGTACCACCAACAACTTCATACTTGCCCTTAAAGGCAGGTGCTGTTAATGATTTAAGTGTATATCCTTTATCGAGGATTTTTGAGTATGCCTGTGGCAAATTAATAGCCATTTTATTTTTCTCCTATAGTTAGTTTTTTAGATTGAAGGATTTAATCGAAGAATCCATTTACAAATTGCTTTTCGTCTACTTCTCCTGATGCAGCCGCTCCGCCAGCATTCATTACTGCCGCAGATTGCTTTGCTCTAGATATCTTCTTACCGCCAGCTTTCAGACCTTCTTCGTAAATGCCGTGCAAGTCTGTCATAAACTCATAGAGCTTTTTATCTGCCGAGATTGGCGCGCCCTCTTCGTTAAGTTGCAGATTTGCAGCACTTACGTACATGTCAGCTGCTTTTTTCGTGAAGTCTGCATTGTATTCAGGTGATGTTTCATCGAATACAGGATAGTCTTTAAGTAGCTCTACTCTATCAAGCGCCATATTGTACTGAAGGTCAGCAATATCTGCCGATATTTCGTTTACTTTTGCCTGCTGTTGGTCAAGCTCCTGATTATATAGAAGGGCTTGAATAGCGGCGTCTTGTGGGTCTAACCCTGCAGCTTCTAGTTGTTCTGGTGTTATTCGGCTTTCACTAATTGAGCTTTGTAATTGTTTAATACCTTCGTATTCAGCTACTTCTCGTTTTAGTTCTTCCCGACGGGACACCAACCCTCGAATATCGTCATTCAGTTGAGCTTTACGCTCCTCTGCTTTTGAATATTCCGGCTTTTCTTCGCCCTCTGATTTCTCTTCAGGCTGTTTTTCTTGGGTTTCGTCTATTTTGGACTCACCCTCCGACTGTTTGTCTGAATCATCACCCCAGAAGCCGTCTGTCAGCGATTTTTCATCAGTGTTGTCGGTTGAGTTTTGTGATGTTGACGACACATCTGCCGCACTCTGGCTTGTATTTACGTCTGTAGTGGTACTGTCCACGGTTTTTACTCCTTTATTTAGTTATTTACGACCTTTTACATCGGTGCGCAGATGAGAGCTCAGGAGGCGAACTCTTACCTGCGGAGATACTACTAAGGTCTTATCTCTACAGGTAACAACCCGCCTAGAATAACTTCTCTAGTCGATACGCTCCTTTCTCTCCAACCAAATAAACGCCTAACGGTAAAACTGCTGTTAAGCTTGGATCGTCTACACAAATCAAAACCCTGCCCTCCTGTCTGAATTCGTGACTAGCCAATAGTGATTCGGTATCTAAGGGCTGTTCTAGCTTTTCTCTAACGTCCTCAGTCATTTTCTTTTACCTTGTCTGTCTGGGCTTTTATCCACGACTTAAGTTCTATAAGGTCATTCACGCGCCACCTAGCAGCTAATATCTGTACTTTTAGGGATTTCTCAGAAG